GACGATGAAGAAGAACTGGAAGAAGTGGATGAATCTGAATGTCCACTTTTTGAACGATACTCAGGTGACGATGAAATGTTCAAGCGAATCAATGAAGCCTACGACAAATGGGATACTTGGCAACCCCAAAGCCCGGTCGAAGAGATGTTAAAAAATGCTATTAATAGTAATGGAGCCGGTGGGTTGGTCAACGGATGAATTTAAACTCATTGATGAAGACTCAGAGTCCGAGTCTGAGTCTGAGTCGGACGATGACGAGGAAGTGACAAAGGGGTATTCAAAAGATAAAGACCGATATAAAAAAATTTTATCAGAAGACGAACTGCTTCCAGAATAATTTTCTATATATGTAATATAAATACAATGTCGGCTGCTGCCATGGAAACCGTCACGCTCTTGACGCAAGAACTTCAAACTCAATCCTTGAACTCCGTTGTTGCGGGCTTCTCCTTCGCGGCTGCGATCTCCTGGCTGGACCTCGTCCGATGGGCGATTAACCAAGTTGTTCGTGTCCAAAAGAACGGTGGTCTCCACTACGGTCTCACGGCCCTTTTCACGACGCTCCTCTCCGTCGTCGTGTTCTTGGTGATCTCCCGTCTTTCCCCGACGGTTAAGAAGCCGGGTACCCCGGTCTATGCCATCACTCGCTAAATTCTCTTTCGAGTGACAATCAAGGTAAACACACCCACAAAAACAATAACTGAAATCAGTACATACTGTTTCCATCTATAAGGATCCTCCAGGTCTGGGATGCTTATAGGCGGTGGAAGTACACCTACATCCGGAGCTGTTTGTTCAGCTATCGACTTGAATTTACCTGTGTTACACTCGATTTCAAATTTTAAAATGTGATCTTGATTTCTGAAATCATATGGAATGAGACGACCATTACTCATGTAGAAAAATTGCACTCGAAGACTCTTTATAAATTTTTGCGGTCCACTAAAGAAATCATGTTTGACTGGATCATCGGAAGTACTGTAATTTAAAAAAGGACCATCCGTCGTGAGAATGTGACTTGTATAAAATGGTTCGCGAACATAGACATCTTTGTTAAACGTATCAGAACCAGAACTCAGTCGTAATATCAACGAATTTGGACCTTGAAGATTTATGCTTCCAGTTGTGTAAGTGTCACCCGCATCAATTTGAATATTTTGTGGAGGGAAACCTAATATTTGATGTGGTGTGGTGTAATCACCTGTCGCGGCATTTGAAAGTGTGTCCACGAATCCATTTTTAATTCGGGCATTAGTACCATCTCCAAATTGAAAAACATTTGAATTGGAGCTAGCATCATTTTGAAACGTCAACGCGTGCAAGTTTGAATCATATTCAACGACAAAACTAAAATCACCAACGCTTGTGTTTACGGCTGTTCTAACATCATGTGCAAGTGAATCACCGTCTGAGTAAGACTTGTCTGGCAAAACTATATCAACATTGTCAATACTAAAAGTATTGTTTCTTTCATGAATTAAAGTTTGACTCAAAGGAATTCTCGCGGATACCAAACTAATTTTCCTGATGTCATAGATTCGATTCTTCAAATCAATGACATAATCTGACGGGTCCGAATATTGTGCGTAGTCGCGTTCACTACTATCGATCTCTAAGGTATGGACCTCCATTAAAATTTGCGTATAAAATTTTAATGAGTGTTTTTATTTAGTTAATTGTGTTATGAAACGGATTTTTTGCTAACTGGTTCTTGGCCAGGTCCAATCTATTACCGACGGCATGTGGGTTGACGTGTCCCTTGTACGGGTTAAGTTCTTGGTAATCATTTTGTTTGTAATGCTGCATCCATCCACCGTTCGGAGCATTGATACGACCATCGACACGAGACCTGTCGTGGCGAATGGTCGTCAAAACACCGTGTTGATTCATCGGCTTCTCACGAACATTCATACGGCCTGGGTTACCCATACGGTTCGGCTTGGCACGACGATCGACTGGTCGCATACCATACGCCATGTATTGATCAACACCGTAACCCCTACTGTCGGAACCTTCACTGTTCATCATAGCCGCTGGTGCATTCACATAGCCGCCATAGAAGTTCGCAATACCCGGAGACGGGTTATTCACGTGCATGAACTGAGAGTCATTGACGTCCATCTTGTTACGAGTCGGTGCTTGAGGCATCGTTTGTCCCGGAACAAAACGCTTACCCGGTGTGCGGTCAAGGCCATCCGTGCGAAGACCGGTTTCCGAGCGATTCGTAGTTCGCATAGTCTTTTGGTGAGAAGCACGCGGTGTCGAACCAGACATACCTTGAGCACGACCACCCGTCGGTGGACGACGTTCCGGAAGGTACGCAGTCTTTTCAGGCTTGTTGTAACTCACTTCGCCAATTTCAGCACGTCGACCACCACGAGTATCAAAGGCTGGGCCACTGCGACCCGGGAGAGTAGTAAGACGGTACGCACCAGTGTTCACTGGGTTCACGCGGAAGACTTGTTGATAACCACCGAATGATTCGACGTCTGCACCGACACCGAGACCAGGGCCCACCAACTTTTTCTCGACCGGAGACAAGTTGTTCATACGACCCTGGTCATATAGACGACCTCTCATTTCCAAAAGTTCTTGGCCACCCGTTCTATTTTGTGGGGCAATAACAGCGAACGAGTCGACCTCGGTCTTTCTGTCTCTAAAAGGGTCCGCAAACTCGATTTCTTCAAATTCGGTTTCGAAAAGTTCCGGTTGCTTCTCCTCAATTTTTTGGGGAGGTTGTTCTGGAACTTCACTGAGCTTCCTGCCGGCATATATGAGTCCGGCGACGGCCAACACTGACACGGGGTCTGCCATTCTTACTTCTTGTTAACATTTTTATTATTGCATGTATCGCTGGTTAAACATACTGTTCTGGATATGGGCACGCGTACTCAAAGGTTCGTATGTTCGCGTGCGAAGCGGTACCTTGCATTCAACATTGTTCAACGGGAAGTAACCATTTTCATGGGGCTTCACCAGAACCTTGCCAAAACGCGTCGTCGACTGGGGGCGAAGTTGGTCACTGACTTCGATGTAACGAGCCGGCGAGCCATTACCAGCCATGTACGGTGCCGTACCGTAAATCATGGTAGACGGGCGGCAGCAATGGTTGAGAGTACTCGGTTGCGGGTACACAAAAACTTCTTCTGTCGCCTTGACAGCCGGAACGGAATCATACTGCAAAAGGGTCAAACCGGGTTGCAACTGGTATGCCATTTATTATTACATAAGAATATTTATTCACCGGCACGAACAGTACTTCAGTCCATACCAGTTCTCTTATCACCACTTGAGTCGAGACCAGCAAAAGCTTCGAGTTGAACACCCCTGGCATCCGGATTACAGAAAGCCGTGTCAGATTTACACATCGGCTGGAACTTCTTACCGTAGCACCATTCCGCAAAGCCTGTTTGATCACTGGCGGCAGTTGTGACTGGATTAGACACAAACTGTCTCGCCATGGCGTTGACTTGGTACTGTGGTAAAGCTGTCCTGGAGCGACCCGGGGTGTACTTCATACGATTGTTTAGTGTTGAATCAAGCTCACGCTTGACGCTCGAATGGTAGCACGCCGATGGGCGATCCGGACGATCCGTAAAATCAGAAAGCAACATGTTACCCATGGGATTATCCATAGTCGGCAACTGACACGTCGATTCAGCTTCTTGTTCAATGTGAGACGGACGTGCCTTACCTTCTTTAACCATACCAGAATTATACATAACATAAAGAACACCTAAAACAGTCGAAGCCAGAACAAAAATCCTGGGGTCTCGACGAATTAAATAAATAAAACATGCGGCATAAATGATAAACCTGGACGCAGCGTTCACACGTTCGTCTCCCGACTGAGAGTTAGTAGGCCAGAACTGCAAGACCTTGTCTACACGTATGAGTTCTTGCGGGTCTTCAAACCAAACCTTCATTTATATAGTATGAGTTTATTTTTTCAACATGCTGCTAAACATACTCATCAAAGCCTTTTCGTCGATCTGACCGTCACCACTCTGGATCTTATCGGCACAATCCTTTGCCACATTTTCGATGACCGCCAAAGTTTCTTGGGGGATCGCAGTGATTGTCGTACCGAGCATGTACAGCGTTTGCAAATATTGCCAGACAGCATTCTTCGT